ACAAACGTAAATACATTACCAACCGGTGATAGTAAACAAATAGAAAAAACTATAACAGGTAAGATTATGTCTCTTGCCGCAGGTACTGGATCTAATACATCTGGTTGGAGACCATTCCAGGTAGGTTACGATGGCTCAATATCTTCTAGCGTGATAACAGCTTATTCACCAGCTGGTAATGCTTATGCCGCAAACTTTTTACCGAGTACAGGTAGCGGTTTTGCTAAATTTTATCAAGATAGTAATAATCACATGTCGTTATACATGGCTGCTGCTGGTGGAACTGCGAACGTAGTACTTAATTCCTCTGGAGTTTCCTATATAAAAGGTGGAAACCTAATCGTAGGTGGTTCAGCTGATGGTGGTGAGTTACTTCAAGTAGAAGGAACTGCAGCTTTTAACGGAGCAACTCATACGGATGGTATTATAAGGTCAAGAAAAAATGTAGTATCAAATTCTACTTATAATGTAATGTCATTAAATAGTAGTAGAACCGTTAATGACTATGGTGGTCTTAATAAAGACTACATGAAAATAGATTTAGTAACACCTGGTCCAAACACAGACGGTGGTGGTTCAGCTCATGGCTACGGTAACTTTTCTTTAAAACTAGCTAACACTGGTAATAGCACTAGCATGGGTGAGGTTTTAAACATAACATCTGGTGGTAACGCAACTTTCTTCGGTGATGTTTTTGGGGCCAACAACAAGGCTTTGTATATAAACAATATACAAGCAAGATCATCAGCTGGATTAAAACTAGGAAATGACAACAACAGTGGGTATGTATTTATAAAAGATACTGGTGAAGTTAACATTGGTACAACAGCTCCCGCTTCTAATACTAATTACGGAACAGGTGATTTAAATGTTGAAAATAATACTTTTGCTTCTGCTCAAATTATGTCTCATAATAGTACTGCAGGAAACTTCTCATTTTTAGGTATTGGAAAATCTAGTGGGACAGGTGCATTACCAACAATAGTACAAGCAGAGGAAACTGTAGGTTTAATTGGTTTTTATGGTTATGATGGTGCTAATTATAAAAGAATAGCTGATATTCGTGCTGATGTTGATGGAACTCCTTCAGCAGGAGTTATGCCTGGAAGATTGGAATTTTTTACTAATTCAAATTCCTCCGGTGCAGCTCCTGCAAGAAGACTTACAATTGATGGAAACGGTTATGTTGGGATTAACCAATCGGACCCTGGAGCTCATTTAGATGTTAACAGTAGTTCTATTTGGATAAATCCCGCGGATGGTAGCCATGCAGGTTTGCATTTTAGACAAGGTGGTACTTTTAAGTGTTTTGTTAGATATAACGATAGTACTGATCGAGTTAACTTTATTATGGACCGGAGTATTAATAAAGGTGTAAATGTAAATGCGGCTGGTGATGTAGGTATAGGTGATGTTTTACCAACAAGTATATCAGCAAATACCTATAATCTATCTGTTAATTCAGCAAGAAATGATTTATCAGGAGCGCTTATAAATAAAGCTAACGGAACTATAAAACATCAACAATATTGGGATTCAAGTGGATATGGTTTTAACCTATCAGCTAATTCAGGTGATTTTAAATGGAAAGTTAATAACAACGATAGAATGGTTATTGATAAAGATGGTGGTATTGATTTACAGGGTACTGTTGGTCAACTATTCTCAGTTACAAATAGTTTATCTGGTGATATATTTTCAGTGTCAGATATATCAGGTGTTCCGATATTAAATATTAACTCTAGTGGCGCTATAACGTTTGATGGTTACGTACCTTACGGTAATAAATTAAACTTTGGTAGTATTGGTAGTGGATTAGAAATATATTCAGATTCTGCTAGTAATTCATATATAAAAGAAACAGGTGGTTCAGGCGCTTTAGTGTTTCAATCAAATGAGTATTACTTTCAAACAAATGCTTCGTATACTACAATGCAAGTAACACCTAACTCTGGTGTAGTGATTAATGCAACAACTTCGGTAGGTTTAACTATTAATGCTGACACAGATAATGCCACAGAGTCAGATATTCCGTTTTTATCATTCAAGATGGATGGTACTATGGAAAGACTAAGAATAGGTGTTGACAGTTCTAATAACCCGTATATAAGCACAGATAGTGATAGTAATCTACCTTTAAAAATATTGACAGGTACTAATAATAGTGAGTGTGCAAGATTTAATGCTGATAATACTACAACTTTTTATGGGACAATAACATCAACCGCGGATGTTGTAGCTTACTCAGACAAAAGATTAAAAACAAACATTAAAACATTAGATGGTTCTAAAGTTTACAACATGAGAGGTGTTAGTTTTATTAAAGACGATAGAGAAGGTAGTGGTGTTATAGCTCAAGAATTAGAAAAAATAGCACCTGAGTTAGTTAGCAATGATAATGAATACAAAGCTGTAGCATATGGCAACATAACAGGTTATTTAATTGAAGCTATTAAAGATTTAAAAGCAGAAGTAGAAGAACTTAAAAAACAAATTAAATAATGGGAGTACCAAGTTCAGGAACATTAAGTATGCTTAAAATGGCTCGAGAAGCTAAACACGGCGACTACAATGGTACTCAAGTAATGGGTACAATATCTTTATACGATATGGTTAATGGTGGTAACGCAAATGGATCAACTGTTAGTTACCCAACGGTAAATGATAATTGTACACCTAATCCTATTACTAGAAACTCTCACAAGTTAGCTAACTTATCTAAATGGGTATCAGGCAACACATGGACAGCGCAAAATAATAACCTATATTTTAACAGTAACATTGGTGATGCGACAGACCTGGATGTTGGAGATTACTTGTTTACAAATACTAGTTTAACTACTAGTGCTGGTGCTGGTAGTTGGAGACAAAGCAACCAGGTCGCTAATAACGACGAATACCATTGCTATGTTTCTAACTCTTGTGCGGATACGTATATTACAACAAATTCAAGCGGTCAAATAACATTCATAGCGTGTGATTTTTGCCCATAAAAAACAGTATATATGTCAATAAGTTATCCATATAAATTTTCAGACTGGTACGGTTACGATAAAGACTGTACACCTGTTTCAACACCAAGTATCACTACTGATAATGCGACTCAAATAAGTAGTAGTGGAATGAGACTAAACGGTAATATGTCAAGTAATGGTGGTGCTACTGTAACAGCTAAAGGCTTTGTTTATTCATCAGGTTTATTAACAAACCCTATTCTAGGTGGTATGGGTGTTACAAACGTAACAGTGTTAAACCCAAACACCACAGGAGCTTATGGTGCCTCTATAGGTAGTTTATCTGCGAGTACAACTTATTATATAAAAGCATACGCAACTAACAGTCAGGGTACGTCTTATGGATCTGTTAGATCAGCACAAACAACAACAAACTATACAACTAGATATATTGCTGGTCCATTTAATAAAAATGTTTTTGCTTGTGGTCAACAGATAAATCAAGTTGTTAAGTTTACAGGAACGTTTGGAAATGGAACAACATGTTATGATAATAATTTAAATTTAATGAATAGCTCAAACGGAGGTGGTAAATGGTATGGTGGTCCACCAGCTTCAAGTTCAGGTTCCGCAACAAGTGCTGGTTATTTTTACATAGGCACTAATGGAGTAGTATCAAGTTACACACCTTTAGGATGTTAATATGAAGTCAAAAGGATTAGGAGATTCAATAGAAAAATTTACTAAAGCAACTGGTATAAAAAAAGTTGTAGAAAAAGTAGCACCTAATTGTGGGTGTAAAAAAAGAAAAGACAAACTAAATAAAATGTTCCCTTATAATGAGAATACAGGAGAGTAAAATACAAGAATACAATGGGACTTCTTTTAAAGTGGTAAAACAAGTTCTGCTTCCACCTAGATTCTCTAGAAGTATATTAGTTTTTAGCGACGGCGCTGAGATTGAAAACGAAGAGTACTATGCGGAAATAATGCTAGGTGATTGCTCTGAATGTGGAAAAATGAATAAGCTATATAAAGACTTCACGTATGACAAAGTGTTAGTGTTGGGGTTAGGTTTAGGATTATTAGCAGAAACGTTAAAAATAGAGAAAGAGTGTAGTGTTGTTGATGTTGTTGATAATAATCAAGAGCTTATTGATTATGTAAACTACATAGATGATTCAATAATAATTGAAAAAGCAGATGCTTTCACGTACAAACCTAGTAAAAAATATGATCTTATACTTGTTGATTTGTGGTGGGGACCTGAAGATATAACACAGGAAATAATAGATAATATTGAAAATAATTACAAATCTCATCTAGAGAATAATGGTAAGATATTAATACCTGTAATATATAAGAGTATTGAACAATGACAAAAGCGCTTTAATAATAAGATAAAGCGTGTAATAATATAAACATAGAAATAACTTAATTTTAAAACAATGGCATTAAAAGGATCATACAACTACAAAGGCATCGATTTATCTGACGCGTACGTAAAAATAACAGGCGTAACGTGGAGCACTAAATATGTTAAAGAAAATTATATAAAAAAAGAAGCAGTGTTAGATAATAATGGCTCAATTATAGAACCTGAAGTAATGGGTATAAGATGGGTTGATGTTACTACTGGAAGTTGGACAGCAGCGATTCATAAAGATAAAGACGCTAGAGACTCAAATCCTGGAAATAGTTTTTGTACAGTTTTTGGTAATTTTGATATAGATTTAAAAGCTACTGCTAAAAATCCAGTAAAACAAGCTTATGTTTACTTAAAGTCAACAGAAGCTTACAAAAATTATACAGACGTATAATATTCAATAATTTAAATTAAATAAAATGAAAGACGTAAAAGTAGAGGACATCGCTAAAGATGTAAAAAAGATTGAAAATGAAGAACTCGAATTAGTTCAAGGTAAAGTAAATTCAATCAATCAGGTTCAAATGCAAATTGGTGGTTTAGAACTTCAAAAGGTTGCCGCTATTGAACAATTAAAAACTTTTCAACAAGAATTACAGGTTGTTCAAAATGATCTTGAAGAAAAATACGGTAAAGTATCTGTTAATATTCAAGATGGAACTATTAAAGAGTTGGAAGATGAATCTGATAAGAAAGATTAGTATAGGGAAAGACTATAAAAATGAAGCAATGCATTACTCCGTGGGCCAAGAGGTCTACGGAGGACATGTAATCTCTGATATAATAGAAGAAGACAATAAGTATACTATATTTATTAAAAAAGAAGACGAGGTTTTACCTTGGAAAGATTTTAATAAAAACATGGCTATAGCAGTTGAATTCAATTTGAGTTATTAATGAAGAGTCCTCAAGAGTTTATAGTTAAACCATTAGCATCCCGATATAATAATACCAAAAAGATAGGTAAAGAAGAACTTATTTTAAACAGTGAAATCTACACACATCAATTTGTTAGTAGAGAAGCTGAAGTTCTTCAAACACCTATTATAAACGAAACAGATGTTAAAAAAGGTGATATAGTTATAGTACATCACAATATATTTAGAAGATGGCATAATCAATATGGTGTTGAAAAAAATAGTAGAAGTTACTATAAAGAAGACATGTATTTTGTTAGAGCTGATCAGATTTTTTTAGCAAAAAGAAATAACAAATGGAATTCTTTAAAAGGATTTTGTTTTGTTAAACCAATTAAATCAAATGATGTTTTTAGTTTAGACAAAGAAAGACCTCTAATAGGTATCATGAAGTTTGTTGATAAGGATTTAACAAATGTTAAGGTTGGAGATTTAGTTGGTTTTTCACCTAATAGCGAATATGAATTTGTTATTGACGGTGAAAGATTATATAGAGTAACAACTAATTCAATTACAATTAAATATGAATATCAAGGAGACGAAGAAGAATATAATCCAAGCTGGGCATAAAGCAGTAGAGGAATTAATAAAGGTAGCTAAAGAAGCTATTGTTGATTCAGATGACGATATATCGGCTGACAGATTAAAGAATGCAGCTGCAACAAAAAAACTAGCTATATTCGACGCTTTTGAAATTCTAAATAGAATACAAGAAGAAGAGGATATGCTTGAAGGAGTTGTTAAAGAAGAGAAAAAAGAAGAAACATTTTCTGGTTTTGCGGAAAGAAGATCTAAGTAATGTACGAGCAAAGCTTATATAAGGTTATACAACCTATTAAAATAAACACCATTAAACGGTTAAATAAATCGAAAAAGTGGGAATACGGATATAACAAGGAGCATGATGTTGTTGTTATATCTAAAACTGGTCAAATAGGTGAAATATACGAAATACAAAACTTTAGAATAGCTTTACCAAAAGAAGACAAACCACATAAGTTCGATAAAAACACGTGGGAGTATACTGAACAACCAGCTGAGTTAAAGAGGATTAAAACAATATTTGACTGGAAACAATATCCAGACGATTTTAAAAAGAAATACATAGATTACATAGAAAATGAGTTTAAAAAAAGAGAAGAAGGTTTTTGGTTTTATAATAAAGGGATCCCTACTTATCTTACTGGCACTCATTATATGTACTTGCAGTGGTCCAAAATTGATGTTGGGCAACCAGACTTTAGGGAAGCAAATAGATTATTCTTTATTTTCTGGGAAGCTTGTAAAGCAGACAGAAGGTGTTATGGAATGTGCTATCTTAAAAACCGTAGATCGGGATTTTCGTTTATGGCCAGTGGAGAGACAGTTAATCTCGCTACAATTAGTTCCGATTCACGATTCGGCATATTGTCCAAATCTGGTCCCGATGCCAAGAAAATGTTCACAGATAAAGTCGTCCCAATATCGGTCAATTATCCGTTCTTTTTTAAACCGATACAAGACGGAATGGACCGTCCCAAAACCGAACTTGCATATAGAGTTCCCGCATCAAAGCTTACAAGACGGAACATTACAAGTACCGACAAACCCGAAGCCCTCCAGGGACTCGATACAACGATCGATTGGAAGAACACCGGTGATAACTCCTACGATGGAGAGAAACTCAAACTCCTCGTCCACGATGAATCGGGGAAATGGGAAAGGCCAAACAACATCCTCAACAACTGGAGGGTCACGAAAACGACACTACGATTAGGTAGTAGAATTATTGGTAAGTGTATGATGGGATCAACATCAAACGCTTTAGATAAAGGAGGGGATAACTTTAAAAAACTATATAATGCATCAGATGTCACAAAACGAAATCGCAATGGACAAACAAGCTCAGGATTATATAGTTTGTTCATTCCTATGGAATGGAATTACGAAGGATTCATTGATTCTTTTGGGATGCCTGTCTTCGACACGCCTGAAACAGAAACTGTTGGCCCGTTTAATGAACCGATCGACATCGGAATTATTGAACACTGGGATAACGAAGCTGATGGCTTAAAAAACGATGGAGACGCTCTTAATGAGTTTTATCGTCAATTTCCAAGAACTGAAGAACATGCTTTCAGAGACGAGACTAAAAATAGTATATTTAATTTAGCAAAAATATACGAGCAAATAGATTTCAACGAAGGATTTAACACTAACACAAAGGTAACTGTTGGTAGTTTTCAATGGGTTAACGGTGTTAAAGATTCAAGTGTTATATTTTATCCAAACCCACAAGGTAGGTTTAAAGTTAGTTGGATTCCACCTAGAGAATTACAAAACAACGTAATAATTAAAAATGGTGTTAAATATCCAGGTAATGAGCATCTAGGTGCTTTTGGCTGTGACAGTTATGATATATCAGGTACAGTTGATGGAGTTGGCTCTAAAGGAGCTTTACACGGTTTAACTAAGTTTAGTATGGAAGAAATGCCATCTAATATGTTCTTTTTAGAGTACTTAGCAAGACCACAGACGTCTGAGATCTTTTTTGAGGACGTTCTAATGGCTTTAATTTTCTACGGGATGCCAATACTCGCGGAGAATAATAAACCTCGTCTATTGTATTATTTAAGAAGGCGTGGTTATAGAGGTTTTAGTATGAATCGACCTGATAAAAAATGGAATAAACTATCTGTAACAGAAAGAGAAATAGGTGGAATACCAAACTCAAGTGAGGATATTAAACAAGCTCATGCTGCAGCAATAGAAATGTACATACAAGATTACGTAGGTATATTACAAGATGGTAGTCATGGATCAATGTACTTTAATGAATGCCTACAAGATTGGGCTAGATTTGATATAAATAATAGAACAAGATTTGATGCTTCTATAAGTTCTGGTTTAGCTGTTATGGCTTGCAACAGGCATTTATACAATCCAAACGCTAAAATAGAAAAACAAAAACTAAACATAAGTATTGCTAGATATAAAAACTCTGGCTTACAATCAAAATTAATAGAATAATAATATGGCTGAGTCAGTTACAAAAAGTTATTTCCCGAGTCAGGTTGCTAGCGATTACGAAAAAGTAAGTGCCGAGTACGGTCTTAACGTAGCAAAAGCAATCGAGAGCGAGTGGTTTAAACGCGACTCTGGTACTAATAGATTTTACAGCAATCATAATGAGTTTCACAAACTAAGATTATATGCTCGTGGTGAACAATCAATACAGAAATATAAAGATGAGTTATCTATAAATGGTGACTTAAGCTATCTAAACTTAGACTGGAAACCAGTGCCTATTATACCTAAGTTTGTAGATATAGTTGTAAATGGTATATCCGAAAGAACTTATGATATAAAAGCTTATTCTCAAGATCCTTATGGTATAGCTAAAAGATCTTCATACATGGAAGGCGTGCTTTCTGACATGAGAACAAAAGAATTAAATGAGTTTTCTCAAAAAGAATTTGGTATAACGTTATCTCAAAATGATCCAGAAAAATTACCTGAGTCTGTAGAAGAGTTAGATCTTCACATGCAGTTAAGCTACAAGCAGAGTATTGAGCTAGCCGAAGAGCAAGCTTTAAACGTTTTGCTTAATCAAAACAGATATGAGTTAATAAAGAAAAGGTTTTATCAAGATTTAACCGTGTTAGGTATTGGTGCTGTTAAAAATACTTTTTCTAACTCTGAAGGTGTTAAGATAGAGTATGTTGATCCAGCTAATATAGTTTATTCATATACAGATTCACCGTATTTTGAAGATATATATTATGTTGGTGAGGTTAAACAAATACCTATAAATGAATTAAAAAAATCATTTCCAGGACTAGAAGAACAAGATTTAAAAGAAATAGTTAGT